ACAACTATCGTGTGAGATTCTGCATTAAGTATTAAGCCCATCTGATAGGAAGTGTGGGGTGGCTCTAGCCCACCCCATGCAATTCTCTTGCGCGCGGGACGTAGTTATCAGACCCCGCTTGACGCTCTAAAATCCCAGACTTTTCCATCAACGACATGATCTTTTCGGCTTTCTCGGCAGGGGTGCGCTGCGAGAGGAAGCGCAGGATTGTTGCGCCTGCGATTGGTGTGCGCGCTTTCATATACATGCTGAATAGATACTGGAAAGTTTCTTCGATCACTTGGTCGTCGGAGCGCATAATCATGTCGCGGAAGATTTGTGGCATGAGAGCCTCGATCTCTAACAACCAACCGCGAGCGCGTTCGACATCTTGTAGGCGAATGGCGAGTTCTTCACCGCGAGAAAGCGCAGAAACCATTGCGAGCTTGACGGCAAAGATCGTCCCCCGGCGCGGCACGTAGTTGGCAAGTTTGGGATGGTCTGGTATCGGCCCCCATTTGTCTTTGCGCCAACGCTCCATGTCAGCAATCGCTGCTGCATCCCATTTCATTTCGCCATAATAATCAGCGCAATCGTTTAGCTTTGCCACGAGTTTCTTTTGCAGCCCATCCATATTTTTGTATTCACCAAAGAGCGCAACGTCTGGCATGGTGGATGAATAGACCATGAGCATTCGAGAGGTCCAACCCATTGTCCAAGCGGCCTCCGGGAGCAAGGTCGCAAGAAATCCTGGCTGCGAGCCTATGAGGAGCGTGGTCATGGGATTTGAAATGTCGATTGGCTCTTTGAGGGAATGGCGGCGTTCTTCTCGATAGGACTCTTTGTGGTCGAACAATTCGTTGATGATGGAAAGAAAGTTTAGATCGTGCGAGTTAATAAAGACCCCTAGCTCTGCGGCGAACACGAAAAGGTGATGGTATGTCAGAGTGCCGGAGTTGTTGGGTTTTAGTTTGATACGTGCGGCGTTTGTTAAAGCGTCGATGTAGGAAGCTGCGGTGACGCTGTTCGGTGCAATCGCAAACTTCTTTGTGGCCTTGAGCAACTGTTCAGCAGGATTGATCGCCTGTGATTTGCCGACTCCCGGCGGGGCGACGAGCATAGTGTAGAGGTTTGCGTATTGCGGGCCAGCTTTGGTCTTGGTCCAGACACGCTTTTCGAGAGCGCCAGAAAGGGTCGTGATCGCGGCCCATTTGCGGAAAAGTTCTGGCGAGGGGCGTTCGTCTGTGAACGCCACATAAGTGTCGATGAAATCCAACGGAGGCCCCTTAAAATATTTTTATAGTTTCTGGGAAAGGAATGGAGTGCGTTTGCGCTCGTCCTTTTTGTTTTTCCATTTAGCAAGGCCATCGGGGTTGGATTGAGGATCAAAGTTTCCCCAATTCCAGCCGACTTTGGCCTCTCCCGGCACCACAAGTTTGTGCCCAGAGTGTTCAAACGCGAGATCGAAATACGAAAGGGCTTGTGTTATGACTTCAACTTCATCGAGCTTTTCAGGATACTGGAAGTAAACGGCATCGTGCACTTGAGCGATCAACTGTATTTCAGGCATGTGATACCATATGCGCCACATGACCAAATTCAACCTGTCCGCCGTCGCGCTCTGCGGTGAAAATGCAATCGCCTCCCGTAGTGTCGTGTCGTCGTTCGAGCGCCCGAAGAACGTGCGTTCTCGTCCGAGCGGAGTGACGATGCGGTGGGAGGTTTGGAGTTGTTGAGCGACCCATCTATGCCACTTTGGTATTCCGGCAAATCTGTCGAAGTATCGCTTTTGGAATTGCTCTGCGACTGCAACGGGGAGCTTGGCATGTCGGGCCATGGTCGGAGGTAGTCCGCGATAATTGCTTCCGTGGCCGAGTTTCTTCGCCATGTCGCGGTAGGTGAGGTGACGGTAGAAGGGTGTGTCTGCGATTGCGCGGTCTTTTTTGGGATCGTCTGTCCATTCCAATTCGGGCCAAGCAGTCCGTGCAACAAGAGTGTGAAGATCGCCACTATAGCAGGCGTCCAGATAAGACCAATCACCACAAATGGTGCCTGAAAGCCATCCCACTTCTCTGGACTCTGCTTGTTCAAGGTCGATGCCGCAGATTTTGTATCCAGGGTCAGCCACAAACATCTTACGCAAAGACGATGTAATATTTTGTAAGTTTGTGCCAGTGCCGAAAGCATTTGTGCTCGAAGAAAAGCGGCCTGTTTCTGTTCCTGCGACATTGTAAGAAGTCCTCATTCGCCCGTCAGCATCGACTTCGGTGTTAAGAACTGAGAGTTGTTTGACGGCATCTCGTATAGATAAGATTGTTGCAACAATAGGTCTGGCGTGAAAATAATTGTCGAGCTTTTCAAGGGCCTCTCGATCCATGGAGAGTTTTCGCTCTCCTTTCTTTGAGGTCCAGATTTCAGGAATGCCCATTGCGCCGAAGAAAAATTCTTGCAGCATTTTAGGGGAGTTGGCTTTGAGAGGCTTGTCCCAAACAGCGTTAGACAAACGGTTGAGCAAAATAGTAAGACGTTCGATCTCGACATTGAGAGCCTCGATACCTTTTTGACGTTCGTAGTTGTCGATGCGGAAGCCTAACTGCATCATCGCCATGACAGGTGCTTGCAGGGCGCGGGCGAAATTGTAAATGCGCGGGGGAGCGCCGAGCGCTCGAATGGCGTCCAAGACTTCATGCGTGATGCAATTATCTAATCCATTATAGATCTGCTCATTCTCAGGCAGCGTAATGCCTTCTTGCAAAAGCGATGTATCAATAATTGGCATTTCGTGCCTCGTTGACTCTGAGTTCAGCTTCTTCTTTTGTTTTTGTATAACCTAAATACTTTCGAGGTTTATCAGACATGTCGATATAACATGACCAAAGATTTGCTCGTTTATTATAGCAATAGCCAATCCTGTTTTTGTGGCGAGACGTATTTCGCATGTTAGTAAAATGGTCAACTATTCTTAAGTTCTCTTTTCGATTGTCGAGAGGATTACCGTTTATGTGATCTACTTCTTTGCCTTCTGCTTTTAATTGAGCAGGGTCTACATTAAGAACAGCATGATGTAAGTATATTTGTTTTACTTTTCCTTCCACACGGTATTGACGGCAAGCTCTAACTTGATACCCATTAACATTAGCCATCCATTTATTTGCAGATAGTTTTTCAAAATCAGCGTCATCAAGTAACGCGGAATATCCACGAGTAAGCTGAAGTTCTTTCATTTAGAATATCCAGATTAAAGCCGAGAAGAAAAGCCACGCAGCAAGAGCACTTTCGCTGCCCGTCATAACGTAATGTGCCATAGCAGCAACAGATAAAATAGCTACAATCATGCCTATAATCTCCCACGCACTTGAAGAGCGTTGAATATTCTGCGCCAAATATAGCTCCTTACAATACTTACAGCAGTAAATATTGCGGTGATTGTTAGATTTTGGTGGAATGAAGGGTAAAATTGAAACCATGGGAATACCACCCATTGAGTTAAAAGTGAAGTCAAAAAGCCCGAACTGGTATTTAACAGGGCTTCGATAAGAGAGTGTTTTCTGGATTGCATTTAATCATCCTTCTTCATCTCCGTAATTTTCTTTCCTCGCATCATTTTCCAAGCAGGTTCACTTGTATAAATCGAGCCTAAAAAGCCTAAACCCTTTTGCATCTCCGGGTAGAGTGCATGATGGTATAACATAGTGTCCTCTGAACAATTTCTGGGACGATACCCTTCCTTCATTAAATACTGGAGATCATAAAGACCGTTTTGAAATATCTTTACGATGGCTGGATTTTCCAAAAGGCTTCGCACAATGTTACGAGCGTCTTTTTCAAGCGAGGCGCTAGGCCAGTAGTTGCCCCCTTTTGTGCGATCCCAGAAGGGAACGACCATTGCGTGAGTGTGATCTGCAGAAAATCCAACCATCTCGATCATGCCGTATTTTGTTTCGATGTCGCAGGCACATTCGTTTTTGACATGAGTTGTAATCCACTCTTGGCATTCTGCTATAGTGGGGTTTACAAGTATGAAACGCTGCGGGCGTCTAATCTCTGGATAAGCACTTTCACGCTTCGCCTTTATTAAATCCGCGAGGGCAATCGGTCGCCAGGCCCAATTACGCAAGACCGCCGCTGGGTGATAGGTTGGGAGGACTTTGCTGCTAACAAGAGTTCCTGTTGCCACTGTTCCGCGTAAAGCTCCAATACCGTTAGTGCCAAGCAAAGCCCAACAAGCTGTAGCGCCCAAAGCGATAACGAGATTAGGACGAACTTCTTCCAATTCTTCACGGAGGCGCTCCAACTCTGAAAGGTATTCGGGGGCGAGGTATTGACCGACTTTGCCCAGATGGGGATGGGGATAATCGTCACCGCAATCTGCTTTCTTCACGCAGAGTGCTTGAAGGTCGTTGTTCGGGGGGCGCAGCGCCAGCACGTTTGTCAAAAAGCATTCGCGTCGGGAAAGGCCAGCCTCTTGCAACATGCGAGTCAATTCTTGACCGCTGTAGCCTTGGAATGGTTTTCCGATGAGTGCCTCTTGTTCACCCCATGCTTCTCCCACTATCGCAATCTTTGCGTCTTTGGGTCCGCTGGTGTGTGCAAATGCTGGCGCTGCGTTGTGCATTTTACTGCTGCTTTACAGTTAGTGCCTTGACAAGCCACATGCAGCCTTCTTCAAAAGCTGTGGCGGCGTTTCCAAACAATCTTTCTTCTTCTTGCAGAAGAACGGTGTCTGGTTTGGCGGGAGTCATGTTGTAGCAAAAGTCGATCATTTCCGCGCACAGACGTTTTGCTTCTTTCACGTCTGCTTGCTCGGAAGGGTTGAAGGACTTGCGGACGATTTTCTCGCCATAGGTTAATTCAGGCATCAGCGGTTTTCCTCGGCCACAATCGCCAGCAGCAGCAGGCTGTAAACAACCATGTCGTCGATGCGATCACGGATGGGCTCGCTCCGGGCGCGGTTTTTGTTTTCACGAACATCCTTCACATACTGCGTGATGGTGTCGATGTGCTTGCCAGCAAGAAAGAACCATGCGGTTGACATGGGGACGCCCTGCTGATCCGCGAGGCGACGGAAGTTCGCCAAAATATCAGCCTTGTCGCCATACTCAGCGTTCTTCGTGGCGAAAAGTTTTTCAGCCCGCTTCATGGCGTCTGCAATGATGGTGAGCTGCGGGTTGCTGTTTGTAACGGGGGTCGGGACTTTGTTCACGGCAGGCTCCTTGTTGGCTGTCGGCTTGATGTCAGCAATGGTTTCGTAAAGTTCGTGAATGTTGATGCGTTCAGCTAGATTTTCCTGTGTCATTCTTTTGCTCCTTTTGCATGGACGATGCTTTGCGTAAAACACGAGAGTGATTGAGGGCTCGCCTCGCGTTCGCCACGTAGTCATCGTCAATCTCGAGGCCAAGAACATACTCGGCACCAAGGGCTTCGGCTGCGCGAAGGGATGATCCGCCTCCGCATGTCGGGTCCAGCATACGAGTGTTGCTGTCCACGAACATTTGTAGGAAGTGCTTTAGAACTGGCTCGGGTTTGGTGTGGGGATGGTTCTCCTTGTTTGTGGGGGACGCAATCGCATTACTGACGGGTTTCACCAACAGCCGATCCTCTCGGCTGGCGATTAGGGCCGTCTCGTAAATTCTTCTGGGCTCGCGCTTGGGATCAGGCACGATGCCTACGTTGTCGCTTTTGACCCAGATCAATGGGAAATTGCAGAACGAAAGCTGCGGGGCCAACTCGGCAAACATTTCGAGGGTTTTGGCTTGGATTTTGATGTCGCCAGATAGCCAAAAGACCAGATGCCCGCTGTGCGCCATGATGCGGTCGAGGTTGGTGCAAAGCGCGTGGATTAGTTTTTCGTAAACGTCCGCAGCGTCGTCGTAGTTGGACCAAGACTTTTTGCCTGACCAAGCGCCGCCGAAAACATTCACGCCATAGGGGAAGTCGCAGTGGATGAGATTAAAGGGTTCGCCGCGATAGGCTGGAGCCCACTCCAAAAAGGACTGCTGGAGGATTGAAGCCTCGGCGGGGGTGATTAGGGGCGCATGTCGGGCACTTTTAGCGGGCGCATCCGGGGATAGGCCGGAGGATTGATTTTCCGGGGCCGTGGTTGCGTTCAATAGGTCGTCTAGGGGGTCTATACCGGATTGACCCGAAAGCCTATCAGCGACCGCCTCTGTGGCTGTTGACAATAGATTGCTAACGGCGTCCGCCGCCACCCGTTCATCCTCTCGCGAGATAAAATTATACGCCCGCGTTGCCGACTCCATCTGGCGCACGTTGTCCCGGTAAAGTTCCTTGGCGACCCGGCAGCATCGCTGCACCCACGCCGGGGAATACCCCAGGTTTTCGGCGGTCTTTGTGTAATTCCACTCAGGGCCGTTCTGCTGACCCAGCACTTCATGCAATCCGGCCATCGCCAAACACTGGTCCTGCCAGCCCAAATCTTTGCGGCGCAGATTTTCTTCAAATTCCACAACCCGCTGCTCGATGGGGGAAAGTTCTGTCAGCAAATGGGCGGGGATTGTGTCGCGACCCAGTTTGGTGCTGGCCGTGTAGCGCCGTTCACCGGCTACAAGTTTGTAAGGTTGCCCTGCGGGGCCTTCCTCCGGCAAAACAATAATCGGCACCAGCACACCATTGCGCGGAATGCTTTCAAGCAGATCGTCAACGATGATTTCTTTCCGCTGGCGACTGGCGCGGTCAATCCAAATGTCTTTGAGGGCGATTTCCATTTGTAAATTCCTGACAGGTGAGTGGGGGAGGCAAAAGGCTCCTGCCTCCCCCGTTGTTAGGCCAAGGGCCTGTGGCGATTACGCCTCGCCCTTCACGCTCTTGATGTTGTTACGCGGCGGATCATCCGGGCGCTCCGGGTTAAAACGCTGCGTGATGTAAGCAAGAACGCTCTGTCCAACGGCCTCCGGGATCAACTCGTCAAAAGAAGAACCTTCGGTCTGGAGTCCGAGGCTGACGAGAAAATCTTTCAAGCGAAAGCGAGCGTCCGGCGTGAGGTAAAAGTCCGTGGACAGCTTGCGGCTCGACAGGTCAATGTCCGCGAGGTCCTTCGGGTCAACGTCATCGCTGGCCGAATGGAACTTCAAACCAAAACGCACGTAAGGGGTTTTGTTCTTGTTATTGTCTCCGTATTCGAAAGAAGCGATAGTGCCGTGATAAGTGCCTTCGGGGAGAGCGAGAGGAGCCTTGACATCATCGAGTTTGGTTGAGAGCAGTTCTTTGAAATTAACAGACATGGTTTACTCCATAGTGATATGCCCCGTGAGGGGCGAGCATTGACGCATTCGCGTCAATTCCTGACAGCTGCGAAATAGTCGGCTAGACCTGTTTCGAGCGGATAAGATGGCTGCACTTTAGACGGCGCAGTATTCTTGCATTCAATCGTGCCTTGAGAGGTCGTGAAAATCTGGCGCTTGAGCGATGTCCCACGACCGGAACTTTGGGCGAGCAGGACTGTGTTGAAATAACGTCCGACTTTCGGAGGTAACGCTTTTCCCAAGGTGTTAGGATAGTAACGCTCCGGCCCACTATCATCTCCCATCGGTTTGATGTGGCAGTTGATTATGACATTGCATTTTACGGACTCGTCGTAGAGCATACGCAGAAGGTTCTCGACCAAAACCTGAGCCAAACCCCAATCGCTTTGATGCGGGTGTTGACCAAGTCTCCCGTTCATGGCGAGGATGTATGAAAGCGCAGCGTCGGAAAGCATTGTCAGGCTGTCAATCACGAGGACTGTTTTGCTGTCCCATGTGGTAATGGGGCCGAGGTTCGTGTCGCCGTCTTTCCATTCGCCCAACATGCCTGCAGTGCGCTGCCAAACGCTGGCCTTTGCGGGGATCAATTTGCCGCCGACGTTTTTCATGGGCTCTGTGATCGTCACGTAGTCCACGTTCGCAATGCAGTCCTTTGCATAGCGGCCTGATGTGAGCAGGTCGCGCAGCACGTCCACGCCGTTGTCGAGGTCGAGGATGCGAACTTTGTAACCGGCGGCTGCAAGGGACGCCAAAGCTCCTGTTTTGCCCGAGCCACTGTCACCTACAAAAAGTAGTTTGGTTGTGTCTGCGGAATGATGATCTTTGAGGGAAGGCATTACTTTTTGTCCTTCTTGCTGCCTAAAGTCTGTTCGGCATGATTTAACGCGGTGTGGAGCGCTTCGGCTTGCGCTCTTGTTTCGCACGAAGCAAACAGGCGATAGCTTCCGTCTCGCTGCTCAACAAGAATGTGATAATGAGTGTTGCAATCAGGCTCGAAGATTATGAATTTCATGTCAGGCTCCTTTGAAGTGCGACTGATATTTGTTTGGCGAGGTTAAGGTTTGGCGTTGTGGCGACTGCGATCCAGTTCTGGGTTTTGCGATCAAAGACGATGATTATGAAACCATCGTCAGAGTGTTGGGCAATGTGGACGCTCATATGTCACCACGAACTTGCAGAGGGTCCCAAATGCGTTTTGTAAAGTCAGCCCTTAACCACTCATGCCTAACGCTGGGCGGAAGGCCGCAGATTTTGCGGAACGGACAGCCGCCATACATGCCGCATGATTTGTCGTTCATGGGCCAATAGTTCTGGGCGGCATACAATTCTGCAGTCGCAATGTATTGGCCGAGGTCGAAATACCATTCCTCAAGGCCAGACTCCGTGCGCGGAACGACTCCTCGCAAGAAGCGTGTAAAGGTCTGTGCGATCTGCGCGCCATCCACAATGATGCCTTCGATCTGCACGTTGTAAACGATCTTCCCTGCGATGGCGTAGAGCGACATCTGGTTGTCGGGCGTGAACTTGTCGAAGAACGACTGGTTGATTGTGCTTTTGGTGGTCTTGCGGTCGAGCACGAAGGCTTTGCCGTTTAGCGAGGCAAGGCGATCCAAGTGCCCGCAGAGCAAAATCGTCTCCCCGTTGCGGGATTGATAGCCGCTGTCGAAACGGAACGAAAGTTCGACCGCAGGCTTGCCATTCGCGAGGCGCACCGTTTCAATCGGATCGTCTTTGAACTGATCCAAATACCAAACGACCGATCGCAGGAGCGTCATGCGGTTTTTGTTCGGATCGTCTGAAAACCAAGGACGATTTTTTTTCTCGTCCCAGGTAATTGTCAACACATATTTAACCACTTCGCGCACAGCTTGGGCATAATCCATCCCGCCAAAGCGTAAATGGTCATATCGCTCAAGCGCGGAATGAAAATGCAGACCAAAAGTAAGGTGAACGGAAATTTCACGGGGCTGCCATCCTTCCAAGATGCTGAGTTGGTAGTAGCGCGGGCACGTCTTAAACGCACCGATTGATGTGGAGTCCCACGCAAACTGGAAGCGGGGGCTGATAAGCGAAAGGGAATTGTTGACAACTTCTGACATGGGGAGTCCCTGTCTGTTAGGATTTGCGAGGATCAGAACCGACTTGGATCATGCGATAACCGTTGACCAGCATTTGCTGCACATTGTCGTGGTGGCCGCGAAGAAACATTGTGTGCGCGATTAAACGCTCGATCTTTTCACACGCCTCATCACCAAGCCACGTTGATGACTGCTGCCGAATGTCCTGCACAAGTGCGTCAAGTTCGTCTTTGGTCAGCATAGGGCACCTTAAAAGTTCAAGTCGATGTCTTTGAGAAGATCGTCTGCGGAAAGGATCGGGCCTTTCTGGCGTGGAGTCTTTTTGACTTTCGGTGTCGCCTCTTGCGTTGCGAACTTTTCGCGTTGTGCTCGGAGGTATTCGATGATGCGGTCGGCCTCGGCGTCTGTGATCTGCGGGGCGCGGTTCATCAGTTCTTCAAGGCTCGCGGGGGAAGCCTCTGCCAAAAGGTCCGCGCCGTCAGTTGTTGCCTTCTCCGACGAGGGCTGTGATTGAGGGGTCGAAGGGGACTGGTTTTGCATTTGACTTTCGCTCCAAGTGCTGAATGTAAGCGTGAATGATTAGGCGAAGGGCTTTTGACCTACCGACTGTGCGAATGCCGGGGCGGCAGAAAAGCGCGTCGATTTTTTCCAGATCCTTCGTGTAAATGTGGAAATGGATTTTCGTGGTTTCGTCATCGAGGCGCGCAGCCATTTTAATCGTCTCCTAAAAGGTCGGCCAAATTGTAAAGTGGGCCGTCACCTGTGGGGTTTTGTTTGAGTGCCTCGCCCTGCGGGGGCTGGGAAGTGACTTGCGGCTTGTCGGTTTTGACGATCCAGATGTGTGTGGGTGAGGTCGGGGAACGGGAGATTTGTAGAATGTCGAGATCAGGGTCTTTGCGTTTCGCGGTGTAAAGGCGCTGCAAGGACACTTGGTAGTTGCCCAGAAGCTCCACTTCAATTCCAAACTCGGAATGGTAGGCTTCGTATAGCAACTCTGCTTCCTTGCTCATTGCGACCTCTTGCAAAAAAGAAGCGGGGGCAGACCCCCGCTCGCCAGTAGTTTCGAAAGACCATCTTCTGGCTGACGGTCAGCGGGGAAGGGAGGAAACGAAAACCCCGCCTTTCAAACGGGCAACCCAGACCAGCAGGACGCTGGGTTGCCCGAAGGGCATTAGGCGGCCTCGTCGAACAGGTCGGACAGAAGGTCGCCCGCCATCTTGCGGCTGGACTCAATACGGCGCGCAGCCTCGTCACGGATTTCTGGTTTGTGCTGCAGCACCTTGCCGACATACTCCGCAATCTGCTCGGCAGAATAGTCGCTCGGATTTCCACCCTTGCGGCGGATAGCGGCGAAAACCTGCTCCTTGGCGATTTTGTTCGCCTCTTTCGCAATCGGGTCGGCAGACGCCTTCGGGGTGCGAACGGCAAACTCGTAAGCATCAGCGTAGGACTGAAACTCGGCGGACGCGGCAGTTGCATCAATCTCGCCCGACTCAGCGAGGCGCTTTAGCTTGGCAATGATCGAGGTGCGAATGTTGTCCGCAAGAACGTGGTTCAGCTTCTCGGCTTCGAGCGCGGTCAGGACATGGCCTTCAGCGTAGGGCTGATCGACGGAGACGTTGACGCCGTGCGGGAGTTTAAGATCGCGTTTTGACATATTACTGGTTCCTTAAAAGGCGCTATGCGCCGATTGATGGGCGTTCGCCCCTTTTGCCATTGGATAGTGCCATCACCTTTGGCCCATTGCAAATGAAAAGTCACTCGCTGGGGATAAAATGTTAGGGCCATTTGATACACCCTAGCGAGGGGTGCTAACCGTGTGCCTTGCACCCGTCAGCCATTACCAACCGTTCCAGCCGCAGAGGGCTATCAGCCGTCCGGGCTTTTTGATTTTCCACTTGGGCGCAGCTTTTTGGGCCTCGGTCAAAACATTGGGCTTGGGTGCAGGACGCTTCGCGTCTGGGGGTGTGCCCATTTCCGCACGACGCTGTGCGGCCTTTGCAGCTGACGCTCTGACGGCTTTAACTTGTGCTTCGCGGCGTTGCTGCAGGCGTCTGGCTTTTTGTTCTTCTGTAAGCACAGGCTTGCGTTTGTCACGAGAAACCTTTGCGTTCGCAAGTTGGCGTTCACGAAATTCTGGGTCATTTGCGTAGCGTTCCTTCCGACGCGCTGCACGTTGTTCTTTGTTCTCACGGTTCCAGCGACGGTTTGCTTCACGGCGCTTTTCTAAACCTGCCGCTTTCTTTTCCTCACGGAGTCGCTCGAGTTCTGCCAATGTCTCAGGCGGAAGGTCGAGTCCTTTCTTGCGTAAGCGATAGCGGGCGGAGTGCAGCTTTGCGCGCTCTTTGTTTTGCTCCCGCCATGATTTTTTATCGAATGGCATGAAACAACTCCTTCGGAACACAGGCGAAACCGATCTTGTAGCCGAGGCCACCTTGCTCGGACACAACTTTGCCTGCATTGTCACAGGCTTCTTTCGAAAGAAACTCGTGTGTCGTGATGGCGCTGCTTGTGCCAGCAAACCAGATGATTAAAACCCAGGGCATTTTATTGCTCCGTCTTGCGGCCACGTTGGGCAATCGCGTATTCCACAAATGCTTCGTAAACGTAAGGGTCGAGATAAACAACATGATCTTCGTTATCTCGCGGGACGCGTAGACAGAATTGATAGCCGTCGAAAGAAACGTAAAGGCCGTCTCCGAGGTAGGTTTCTTTATCCATGTTTATTCTCCAAAGCGGCGCGGGCGGCTTGCACTAAATTATCGTCCTCGCCGCAGTGTGCGTATTCCGCCAATTCGTCGGCCAATTCTTTAACGAGCGCTTCAAGTTCCGCGATGCGGGCTTTCAAGGCGTCAACGTCAACCGCCAGACGATGAACAGCGAGCATCTTTTCCAATTCCGCGATGCGCTGCCGCAGAGCATATTGCTCATCATACAAAGTTATCTTGTCATCTGTTTGCTTTTTGACAAAAGAAATCGCCTTATCACGCGCTTCTTCCAACTCCGCAATCCGCCGCTCCTTCGCCTCTAATGCGTCGGCGGCGGCTATCTGCCATATGTTTCCACTCTTTCTCAGATGAGCAATCAATTCGTCAGTCATTCCTTCACCCCCAGATAAGCGGCGCTGGCGGCGCGGGCGGTGCACTTGGTGTGGTTGTCAGGGAAAGCCATTTCGTCAAACGCAGTCGTTAGGATGACGCCTATTATGCTACCTGCGATAAAGCCTATGAATATCTTAGAAAATGTCTCGCTCATCACTTCTCTCCCGTATAAGCTGCGTGTTACTTTTTGAGCGATTGATACGCCCGTTTGACACGAATACGATTGATGATGTTTGCGACGGAGCCGCGAAGGATGCCAAGACGATCTGCGACCTGTTGCTGCGTTGCACCGTCGTTGACCATTCGTTCTGCGATAAGTTCGATCTCCGTGATGGGAAGCGTTTTGATCGCGTTGCACCACGCAGTTGTGTAAGTGGGGTTCTCGATGTTCGGGTCGTCATCTGGACTTTTGAATTTGTCGTAATAGTCGTTGTCGCCTCCTTCGAGGAAGCGAACGCGAGGGATTGAAAGAAGCATTTGCCGCATGGTGCTTCCCGCTTGGACGCCCTGAGACTTGAGGCCCTGCACGATTGGCACGTAGCGGCAGACTTTCTCGATCTTCATGTTTTTTGCTCCGAAAAGTATTTTGAAGCGTGGAGGACCGGCAGAGGTTCGACGGGAATAGACTTGAGTTGGAGTGGCATTTTATCACCAAACCAATTTGCGTTTAAGCGAGCAAAAGGTTTTAGGAGATTTTCAAGTTCCGCGATGCGGGCGTCAGCTTCGCGTAATTCTTTTTGCAGGGCTTTGATTAGGTCGTCAGTCATTCTTCTTCTCCGAAGCCGTTTGAGGAACCTGCGAAACCACCTTCGGAATTATAATAGGTGGTATAATTCCCGATGGTGTTGGCGCTCCCCGCGTATTGACCCGATGGGCCATAGAATTGTGAATAGCCTGCGATGGTGTTTGCGGAGCCTTCAAGTTGCCCTTGGGGGCCGTAGAAGGTGGTGTAGCCGTCACAGAGGCCGATGCAAACGGCCAAGGCCGTGAGGCTCGTGGTGTAAGTGTTAAGCATCGTTCGCTCCTTTGAAAGCAATGCGGGAAGGTTTGACGGCCCGCAGAATAAATTCAATCGTATGGGGGCTATAGGTGGCTCGGATCAAATCAAAGTCCGCCTTGTAAATATGCCGAAAGTCGCTCATCGCGGTCAAGCCAATTTCGGCTGTGTATTTAGGTTGGTTCAAAAACGAAAGTGTTTCGAGTTGGATGATGCGAGTGTGCGATGGGTCGCCCCACGCCCAGACGCTATCACGGCGCGGAACGCTCGCACACAAAAATCCACCCGGCTTGAGCACTCGCCAAAAGTCTGAAAACTGCGCGAAGAAAAATTTGTAATCGCCCTGAGCCCCCGTGTGTTCGAGCACTTCATACGCATGGATTTCATCAAACGTCTCGTCCCCAAACGGTAACGGCAAGTCGAGAAGATCGTGCACAACGTCTGGGTTGTGCGATGGGTTGATGTCGAGCGTGGTCACGTTTTGGAAGGAGGTTGTGTCGTCGGGGGAGACGGCTTTGAGCCGTCTCGATCCGCAGCCGATTAAGAGTTCGCGGAACATTAGAAGTCTCCTAATAGGTCGTCGAGGTCGAGCGTTGCAGCGGGCGCTTTGACGGGTTGTGCCGCGAGCGGCACCCAGCCAAATTCCTTTTCGGCCACGCCTTCTGGATTGGTGAGCCATCGTTGCCAAAAGTCTGCAAAGTCATCGGCGCGGAGGACAAGCACTTTGCGGGTCGAGCGGTTGGGGCCGGACGAAAAGAACCCGGAGACTTCGATCTCTGTGCCGTCGCCTATGGGGCTGCAATACAGGCCGGGGATGATCGAGAGTCCGCCGGGGTTGCTTTCCGGCGCGAACGCCGGAAGCCCTGATATGCGAGGACGAGATGGGTCGAGGAAATGCAGCGGTGCAGCCATCACGAAAAATCCTTTAGGTTTGCCAGAATGAGGGTGTGCTTTGTCCGGGTTTCCAGCACGTAGCGTAAGTTGTTTTCTTGTGTGATCTCGTCGTCTTTTTTGGCCCACTTGGATGGAATGCGCCACGGGTCGAGATGGAGAACGGTGTCCCATTCGAGGCCCTTTGCCTTGTGGCCTGTGGCGAGCGTCACAAGGCCGTTGTCACGGGCGAAAAGGTTGTCGAGTTCGCCTATCAGGTCGCGCACAGTTCGGGGTTTGCGGTTTTCCACGACCGCAAGAATGCACTCGTAGCGATCCGTTACGGAGTCGATCTTAGCTGCGTCCTCATTCACTTCGGCCTTCGAGCGTTCTGTCTCAAACCAATTCGTGAGGACAAGCTGGAAGTCGGCACAAAGCACCGTTTGGTCAGGGGAAAGTTTCTTGCAGAGGCTTGATAACCCTTTGCCGATGTCCCGTCCGAGCATGTTCACGCCCACACCTTTACGCAGCAACTTGAAGGCCATGCTTAGAAGCGGCGCGTTGTTGCGGCAGAGGATGGCAAGTTCGGTTGTGGCGTAAGGCTTTAAGGTATCAACTGTCCAAGCGTTGCCCGTTAGATCGACGATCTCGCCCATGGGGTTGCTGGGCGCAGCACGGTATTGCGGGGCGTGAACGTGCTGACGATCAACCACCCGCTGCGGGCATCTGAAAGTTGTGTTGAGCGGGAGTTCGATCCATTCCTTTTTGAGCGCCTTGAGGTTGTTCATGCTGTTATGGTCCGCGCCACGGAAAGCGTAGATCGCCTGTCGCGGATCGCCCACGACTATGAGTTTCCCTGCGGCGACCTTACGGAGCATTTCGTGATTAAGCGGTGACAAGTCTTGGGCTTCGTCAACCAGCACAACAGGAAATCTTGGGAACGCCCCAGAAAATACAACAGGGAGATAGATTTGGTCGTCATAGGAGATACAGCCATTGAAACCTTCCTCGATGGACGCAATCAATATGCGCCTTGCTAATTTGCGCTCGTCAGGGCTCAAGCCTGAGTCAAGTTCGTAGTCGAGTTGCTCCCATGTGGCCGGGGTGTCAGGCAGAAGGCTGCGCGCATGTTGGAATTGTGACGGCACAAGGCCGCGCTGCATCGCCATCACGACCATGGTTTTGATCGAGGCCCACTGGTTGCGGCTTTCAGGAAATGGCTGCAAGGCTGCGGTCGTCAGTCGTCCAAGTTTGTTCGCGTCGATCAGCATTTTCTTCTTGTTGATTGTGAAAGACCATGCGCGATGCCCGAGGCCGTTCATGGTCATGACTGTGAAGTTCTTGGGGAAGCGTTTTTCGAGTTCTTCTTTGATTTTCTTGTTGAAAGCCAAGGCTAACGCAGGTTCGGGCGGGAGGGCCTTTGCCAGCATGGTGAGGGTTGTGGTTTTGCCAGTGCCTGCGAGGGCGTTGACGATGAGGGACTGGGGCTGCGTTGCGGCCTCGATGATAGCGGACTGTTCCGGGGTGGGTGTCACGACACAAACCTTTCTGAGTTACTGCTGGGTGTTAGTTGGCCGTTAGGCCGTGCGAAAAACTGCGATGGCAAAAGCGCCTTTGTGAATGGCGGCGCGGGTGCTTACACGAAAGCCAGCTTTGTGCTTTTCACGAAAGCGCCTCGCGGCGTTGTGGATTTTAGTTTGCTCATTATTTCGCAAGTCTCGTAGGCATGGCACATAGAAAGCGTCTCCGATTTGCATTTGGGCGAAGGGATAGCGAGAGAGCGGAGCGGGCTTTGCCCCGCGCACGATCTTGAAAGGCTGCACGTCAGATGTTGAAGGCGACAAGGGGCTTACCGGAGCCGTCGAAGGAAAGTTTTGCGGGGAAGCCTGTCCAGAGAAAACCTTCGCCGGAGACTGCGGCATCTTCGTTGTGTCCTTCTATTAGGTGGCCGATGTCAGATTGGTGTTTGGCTGCATGTTCTTTCGCCATGTAGCCGATGTGCCAGAAGCGCGTGGAGCAAAGGTCGTCGATGTCAGAACCCTGGCCCGGAAGGGTGTGGCGCAGTTCCTCCATCGCGTCGTCCGAAAGGTGCGAGGCGTCGAACCAGACGGCGACGGCGTTTGCATCGTATGGGTTGGAAGGTTCTGGCCGGAGTTCTAACGGGTAGTCGGAAGGAAGCGACTGCAAGATCGCTTTGGCCGGGGGCCGAAAGTGCATTCCGACAAGCGGGGCCGTCTGGCGTGTGAATGGATTAGAAATCATGTTTGGACTCCTATTGGGGCCTGTTGTGGCCTGTTAATGTGCGGTTGATTGATGTTCGTTGAGTTCCACGCCGTCGAGCGCGATTGAAAGCATGGCGTGTTGCTGTTCTGACGGCACGTTTGCTCCAGAGCAAATGCAGGTCGTCTCAGGGTCTGGTGTGGGAAATGCGATGATGCACATGAGCGGGAGGTCGGGGACGGCAGCTTTAAGCGCGGCCATCGCTGCGTCCATGACTTTTTTCATGTCAGCATCACGTTTGTTGGTGCGGTCAGTCATGGTGTTCCTTTGCGTATTGTTGGGCAGCGTCGAAACCTTTAGTCATCATTTCAAATTCCTTCTGCATAGTTTCGCCCCAGATGGCATAGAGGCGCTGCGGGGAGATTTCTGGGCCGTGTTTGATGCGGGCCGCGCAGTAAAGCATGAGGAACGAGGCGTTCATGCTCGCAGATGCTGCAAGGGCTAGAAAGTCGCTCGTGTTGTCGAACGTATCGCAGATGCGGTTGATCGACTCGATGGCGCGGTCGTATGCGAGACGCTGCACGTCATGTTTGATGTGCTTTGGGATTTTACTCTCGGCCATTGCGGCAATCCTGAATTAGTGTTTCCAGATAGTCGATGATCTCGTCCACTTCGAGCGGGGTGAATGGGATCGGGACGCCGCGAGTGTGGAGGTTAAGTTGGCGTGTCCAGTGCGCGATTAGACGGCGGAGAAAATCCTCGCGGTCGGAAAGGCTCGCGAGAGCGGGGCGAGCGCACATGGCGCTCACCTTTTGTTGGTAGTTGCAGACGCGGGATGGCATTAGGACACATGCTCGGGGGCGGAAAGGAGTGGGAGATTGAGGGCCTTGATGATGTCGGGGGAGGCAGTCATGGTTTCGAGTTTGGCAAACGCCTTGCAAATCGCCTCATCTCCGTTCGCAGCGGTTGCGCGAAGTTTGAGTTCAGTCCCTTCATTGTTCATAGTGATCGTGCAGCCCCAGCGTTCATCTTCGTCACGCCATGATGCTACATCGCGGAAAAGGCCGACCTCAGCGTTGAGGATGTTGAGCTTTGAAAAGATTTGGGAAAGTGTCATGTTAGGCTCCTGTTATAGTGAGTAGAGGGTGGGTTTAACCGGCAGTGTTAGAAGTCAAAGTTGGGGTCGTCAAAGAGGGCAGCTAACTCATTCATTTGCTCCTTGGGTGGCTTGGCCGCGAAGCGCTCCTTGTCAGCGCGTTCTTTGGCGCGGGACAGCTTGTCCGCTGCGTTCGGAGCGGATTTGTTCCAAGAGTCCACGACAAACTGGATCGGCATGGACGGGCCTGCTATGCGGTGCGGGGCGGTTGCCCCGGCCATCTCGCGCTCCCGGAGAACGCGCATCAGCGCTGCCATGCCGCCTGGTGTGGCGGGGAAGGAAAGCTCCTGCGTGTAGCCCTTGGTGGCGCGGAGCTGGAGGTAGATGAAATCGCCTTCTGAGTAGATGGCGGTGGCAGCGTGGTAAGGGGCAGTGCGGGACATAGCAGACTGGCTCCGGGTAGTGGGGTGGGACAAAAACGGGACAAGTTCACATATCATAGTCGCACAAGTAGGGACAAAATGCAAGGGGTCTAACCTTGCAAAATGCCTGTCTGGGGATTTTGTGAAGGGAACAGAGCCGCAGGCGCACAGGCGCTTAGTGGTCGTATAGGATGGCCGAGAGAAGCCCATGGGGGCAAATCGCCCTTCGTGTTCGGTCATCCCAGACCACACAATACGAAAAGATCAGGGAGCCGTAGATCAGGCTATAGGCCACAAGTGAAAAGAAGAGCCACGAGGCGATGCCGCAGAGCATGACCAGTATGAAAGCCACGAGCATGTCAATAATCCTTTTCCTCAAGGGGGCGGAGATGGAGTTCAACAAGGCCATCTGAAAGGCAGATGATCTGCGCCCAGAAGTTTTTGGGTTTGTGGGCGCGGATTATTTCGAAAGCCTCGTCGCAGGTTTTGCATTTGAAGATTAGCGTCTGGCGCTTGGTGTCATCGGTCACGGTAGTAGTCCTCGTCTGGATAAGTGTCCTCATCTTCGCCCCACTCCCCGATGTAATCAAGGATTGCGTCGTCAACTGCGCGATGGGTTGCGAGGAGTTCGAGCAGCGCGCCAGTCGCCTTAAAGAGCGGGGCGTCCGGTTTGTCGGGGTCGTCGAGTTTGAGGTGGATCGAGTTAACTTCCCACTCCGGGTCGTCCCCCTCGTAGCAATTCTCCGGCGGGCCGTAAAGCTGCGGCTTGGTGCCGGGATGGGTGAGCGTCCAGTCGATGTCGAGGATGAAGTCGTGGCCCATGAAATAGATGCCGGTCTGCATGATTTTGCTCCGTGATATGAAAGGTGTGGGGATTAGCGAAAGAGGATGCCTGCCGGAAAGTCCTCGTCGATTTTAAGATCGGGGCGGGAGACTCCCGCTTTATTCAAAGCATCTCGCAGTTCCTCGAAAAATTTGCGAGGAGGTGCACCTTTGTCTCCTCCGATGAGCGCACAAACGAAGCGGAGATATTCGGCTTCTGTCTGTGTGAGGGTAAGAGTGTGAATGGTTTCTGTTTTGGAGGTGAGTTGCATGTTAAGACTCCGTGTTGAAGGTTAGAACCGCAGGTGCCTGGGTCGCCTGTTAGGGTTGGGGCCAGACGTAGGGCAGGTCGGGGCCTTCGACCCAGTGGAATTGCTTGTAATGTTCGGGCTCCTTGCGGAGAAGGTTGGAGCGGTGAGAGGCGTGAAATTCCGCGTTGCCGAGCCATGCGGGTTTGGAGGTGAGAAGTTCGCTGGTTGAAAACGCCGCAATCTTTTCTGCGCATGTGTCGTTAAACCCGCGTCGTTTCCACTCCTCGCAAATGGCAAGGCCGTAGATGCAAAGGAGCGGGGCGTGGCCGCGCCACATTTTGACGGCGGGGTGATTGGCCCACCCATAATTCGGGACAGTCAAAGCCTTCAAGATTTGTAAGGTTTCAACTCTTTGTTTTCCTAAACGCCTATTGTCTAAACAACGGGCGCTCATAGGGAAATCTGCGTAAGGTAAGAAAGTCTGAATGGCAGCCTCCTGTTAGGTTCGAGCAAATTCGCCAAAGTAATCTTCCGCAGCTTTTGCATAAGCAGCAGCAGCTTCTTTGGCAGTGTTGTATCGTCCAAGGTTTTTGGTTTTCCCTTGGCGGCGAATATATGCAACAAATTTCATACGAGCTTTGTCAAAGCAAACTCCTTTAATTTTGGACTCGCTGTTATTGGCAGCAATTCGGTTGCCTTGGTTTTGAGAAAGTGTAGCCTCGCGGAGGTTGGAGATTGCGTTGTTGGTTATATTTCGGTCGATGTGGTCGATGACTCCGACAGGCCATTGGCGGTTCATGTAAAACCAAGCGAGTCTTGCGACTCTATATTCGTTTCCAGAAATTGCGATGCGGAGATAACCGTTTTTATCCGGGCGACCTGCAGGTGTTCCGGCACAAGCATTTCTGCCTCGGTTCACTCGCCAAGTGAAAATGCCGGTGAGCGGACTGTAGTGGAGCATATTTTGCAGCTCTTCGTGGGTTAAGCGGGCCATGTCAGTCTCCTGAATAAGAGTTGCGAAGCAGCCACTGGCGTTCGGCCTCGTTGTCGAGACATTCTTGCAGATCGGAGATGAATTGCTCCAAGTCCAGCCTCTCGTCTTTTGTGATTTTGAAGTTGGGGTTTTGCAGGTTGGCGACGAGAACGCGAATGGCTGTTTGCGCGCCGTCTGGGTAAAGTTCTGCGATCATTCCGAGTCCTCCGGGAAAGTTGCGTCGTTGATCAGGTGCTGGGCGATTTCGTGCCAGTTCACGTCGGAGATGAAAGCCATGGCGTAGTCGAACGCCAGACCTTTTCCGACTTCTTCCAGATGATATTCGACGTATTCACGGCACCAATCAGCAGCCTCAGATAAAGAAGGCTTGTCTGGAAAGTCGTCGGAGAGGTCGAGTCCGTCGAAGATTTCGAGATTGATCCGCCATGTGGCGTAGTTCGTCCAGCCGTTATATGACATAGTTCGCTCCTTTCAGAATGTCTCTAAGTTCCTGCTTGATGCGCCTTGCGTGTTCTCCGCGCCATGTGGCAGCGTTTGCGAGAAAGTAGGCCACAACGCTGACGCCAGAATCGAGGCCGTAAGGCTCCGAGACTTGGTTAAGATGTCGGAGCGCGAAGATGTAGGGGACTGCGCCGAAGTAGGGTTTGGGCCAGTTGGCGCGTATGTCTGCAGCTATCACATACAAAGGTCTGTGATGCGTGTCGGCTGGAGCGCCTTCGGCGGGGGATGTCTGGGTCATGTCATTCGTCCGAGGTGATGGGCAGGGCGGACTGCATGGTGGCGATCCAGATGGTGAGGTCGTCGATGGCTTGAGCAGCTTGTGTGCGTTTGTATTTGGTGTTTGTGATCTCGCCCGCAGCGCGCAGCATATTGGTGATGCCCATGCCGCGAGTTGGGATGATCTGGCCGTTGGTTTTGACGTAGAGCTGCAGGGCGGAGCGCAGTGAGCGGGCGCGGAAGTATGCAACAGCGTCGGGGCCGACAAAGCTGTGGCCGGATTTGGAGAGGTGGATATATGAGTCGGTCATGGCTGGGCCTTGAGGTTAGTTGGAAATGGTCTGGATGACGAAGCGGCGGTTGTCTCGCACGAGCCACTTGGTGCCACGCCAGACGTTAATGGCTGACGCGACAGGCCAAAGGGGTGTCTGGAAGCGAAAGCGTTTGCCAGCGCGGGTCTTGCCAGTGACGAGGTAGAGGTCGCCGGGGGCGGGAGTCCAAGAGACTGCGCCGTTTGGCTGGTGGGTGATGGGAGATTGCATGGAAGGGCTCCTTACATGGCGGGGGTTATGAAAATGCAGATGGGATTATTGACCAAATCCAGACGTAAAAGGTCGCCCCAGTCTTGGGTGCGGTGGCGGCAGGGCGCGAGGCCCAGTGCGCGTTTGGCACGGCGGATCAGCGTCTGGGAGGTGGCGTCGGCTGGGGCGTCGATCTCGACGCGATGCACCCAGCAGTAGTTGGCTTCGCCAGCGAAAGTGTCAGTCATTTCGACAGAATAGCGGCACATTTTGGACTCCATAAGGTTAGAGGTGAGGAGATGCAGTGGCATCGCTTCGCACTGGTTAAAAGTCGGAGAGAAGGTCGTCGGCGTCAGCGAGTTCGACGATTTTGTTGCGTCTGACGGCGACTTTTTGCTGAGCTGCTTGCACGGCTGGGTGGTCAGCGCCCCAGACGTTTTTGAGGTTGGCGAGGTAACGCTTGTGCGCCTCTGCGAAGCCGTGGAAGTGGTCGGAGTAGCTGTTCGGCCAGAGGTTTTCGGGGAAGTCTTGGAAGAGCTTGCGGGTGGCCGCAGGCTGCGCGTCATAGAACGCGAAAAGCTGGTCTGTGCTTTTGCGGACTGTGGACTGGTGGCGATTGCGTTGGGAGTTGGTGGAAGTCATCTGCAAGTGTCCTGGCCTTGGAGGCTGCCGCGTTAGCGGCTCGGGGTTGCTGGGCAACGGGCGAAAAACAAATCACCCGTTGCCTTTTATCGCAAAAGATGGGTCTAACGTCAAGACATGAAATGGTGGGCTGGTTGTGGGGCGGTCTGGTGTTAGAAGGGCGAGTCGTCGTCCTCGATCTCGTAGCCGAGGGCGCGAGCATCCTCTGCGGTGAGTGGGATGCTGTCGTCGGTTGGATCGTCATAGAGCGGTTTCATGTTGAATTTCACGCGCTGTGCGTTGAGTTCGATTTTGTCCTGCCCCAGTTTGGTGATGTAGCCTCTCGCCCGCATTTCATCTGTCGAGAGTTCTGCGCCTGCGGATCGGAGTGGTTTTTTGGTGGTGTAAAGTTCGAGCGGTTTTTTAAGCAGAATGTTGTGCGGCGAGGTCGGGGCGTTTTTGCCTTGCAGAGCGGATTGCTGGTCGGGGGTGGAGAGTCCGGCAGAGATTGCGCGTTCCGCGTGTTCGTAATGGAGCGCCTTATCTTCGTCCGAGATTGACATGAGGTCATCGACGCGGGAGGGCGCGTGTCCTTGTGAAAATGAAATGCTGGAAGAAAGTCCAGCGCGGCGGCGTCTGGCGTATGCGGCTGTTCGCTGGTTTTTGCGGAAGGCGGCGCGGAAGTGCTGTTCTTCGGCCACGAGAAGGGAAAGGTCTGCTTCGGAGATGAAAGGTTGGTCTGCGAGGAATTGCAGGGATTGGAGCGCCTCGCGGAAGTCGTCGATTGTGGAGGTGGAGGTGAGGGAGGATGCGATAGTGCGGATCTCCCGTTTGAGGATGTTGGCTGTGTCGTATGTGCGGCGAAGGGCAGATAGAAGGGTTATCATGCGCTCTTGGGTTATTGCCATGGTGGGGGCTCCTTTGTAGGTAGTGAATGTTGCATGGTCTATATAGACCGTTTTATAGGTGGTGAATAGCACAAACCACCCTTTGTGTGCTGGATTTGGGGTTGGGTGGGTCTAAGGTTAAAAGGGTAGAGCAGGTGGGGGTGTAGTTGACATTCGATTTTTAAAAAAAAATATATACTTAAAGAGGGGCCTAACCCTCTGCCTTCTTAAATATATATTAGAGAGAAGGTTAGAGCCACCATATACTGGGTATCAGAGGGGTCTAAGGTTAGAACCATTTAAGACCATCTGGAGAGGGGAAAGGGCGGTTTGTGCTATTTGCCGCCTATGTAGTCGCCCATAAAATCCCAGCCATTTACCATTTGCCCAGCATCAACCATTTGCCAGCCATTTGCCCACCATTTTCGAGCCAATAAAAAAGCCCCACGCTGGTCGGCATGGGGCGCGCAAGCGCAGGGCAATAAAAAACCCCCCAGATTGCTCCGGGGGGTTTGTGCTTAGAATATGTCGTCCAGACCGTCGATTGACTGCGCTGCCTTTTTCTTGCG